CTGTGGTTGTCACTTGATCCGCTGGCTGAAATAAACGTACCACTGGAAACCACAAAACCCACACCTTTGCATCGGAAAGACGCAGTAGTGCAGGTGAACATCGTACCGGACGAAGACGTAGTAACTGTGTCGATGTCTCTGTTGCTGCCTACGATAGTAACGTTGTCACTCACTGTAAAGATGTCACTGCCAACATCCACTGCACCAGAGATACGGTACACTGTGTTAGCAGCCAGAGTGATAACGCCTGCGGCGGCTGTCGGGAAGTCACTGGCGCTTTGCACCAACACTTCGTTGGTAGGGGTTTTGTGAACCCAACTGCCGCTTCCTACTCCGTCAGCAAGATAGGTTGTGCCAGAGGCCGCAGACGCAACCCCTTTGGGTTCATGAATGTTAGGGTCTGCGATGCTTACATGTTCAACCAACTTATAGCTCCCTTGTTAACTTGGATGTGTGGCAGAGGGGTTTCCCCCTCCACCGATTTTATTTCTTCCTTACGGGCTGACCTGCAAGTACTCGATAACCAACTTAGCTTTACCGGCGGTAAAAGTACCGGTGGCCGCAACCACAAGGTAAGCATCGGAGGTAACAAGAGCCTGCGTAGCGACCAACGCACCGTCACAATCGACTGCGAGGTTAGCTGCCAGAGCCGCAGTTGCTACACCAGCATCGATCCCATCGGCGTCAATCACCGTACCAGCCTGATTGTACAGGCCGATGTTATAGGACGTGCCGCCAGCAAAGGCGGTTTCAACAACGAGGGTGGCGCTGGTAATGTACGACCCAGCCGGGATGTAAGCATCCTGATCCGAGAAGCCATTGTTAGTGCCATCGTTATTGAGGTCGGTGGTGAACGTCGGCAAGTCGTCGTAGTTAATGTCTACAACCATCTGCTTCCGAGCACCGAAAGTAAGGGGAGAGGCCATGAGAGACTGGGTTTCCCGAGCCTGATCAGAGCCGTAACGAACCGTCAGTCCGTCGTCATTCTGCCACTGTGCCATTTTTTATCCTTCCTCTATTACACGCTAGTCTGCGTAGGAACGACAACGAGGTTCTCAGGACGGAACAACTTAACACCGTAGCGCGCCGTAGTGACGAACTCCGTACGCTGCTCATCCTTATTGAACTCCGTATCCACAGTCGGCATCTGACGCCAAGCACCTTTAAAGGGCTGGACACCGGGCGCGGCGCTGAAGAACAGGTTAGCCTTGAACCCCGAGACATCAACAGTCTCCAAGGTCTCCGTGCCAATCGTAGCGAGGTGCTGCGAGGTGAACACGTCAAAGCCGTAGATGTTCTTTACGAACCGCATACCGCTTGCGATACCATCACTGACGATACCTTCCCAACGGGGGTTGTTCGAGATGTTAGCCAAGTTAGTCTCGGTGTTCATCGTGAACTCGACCGAAGGATCGACGATAGCGATAAGATTAGTCTGCGGAACATTCGCCTTCTTGAGAGAAAGCAAAGCCCGAGCAAAGTCCTCAACAGCCATCACGTTGCTAGTGCCGGTTCCGACAAAGCGGTGCTTCTCGCCGTTAATGAGGTTGGTGTCGGCTGCCGTCTGACCAGACTGCAAACCAAGAATGTCAGCTTCCAGACGCACCATAAGAGCGCGCTCCTGCTCCGGAACAAACCGAGACATAAGTTGGTTTGCATAGAACAAGTCCTGCTCTGCCTTGCGGGTGATGTAGTTACCCGAAGCAAGATACTCAGTGATCTGGAACTGGAACTCACCAGTATCCAGCGGACGATAGTTAATCGACTCGCCTTCCTGATAGTCATCAACGTCACCAGTTCCGATAGAAGGAATGGTAAACGTGTCGCCATCAGGGAAATTGGTCATCCAGTCAACGTACTGCATGGCCATAAGTTCGTCCTTAAGAACCTCCTTCAGCTCAGTGGACCAAACCTCTGAGCGGATGAGCAGGGACGAATTAGCAGTTGTATGTGCCATAGTTATTTTCCCTTAGTTATAATTATCTATAACCTCGGTAAAACACATCTTCACCTACAGCTTCCGCATCCCGCATCATCTGCATTTGGATATGGGGGCTGTAATACAGAGATTTATTCTCTTTCCGAAGTTTGTTGTAATAGGCAAAATCTCGTGTCTCGCCGTGGTCTCCACTTCCAACATCACTCTTCGAACTTCCGTCACTGACGAGCATAGTTCCACCAGACTTATTGTCGGCAGTACCCATCAACTGAGCAAACGCGGCGGGGGTCTTGCCAGCAATCTGCTTCAATTCAGCGAGAGACATCCCAAGCTCTTTGGCTCGCTTAGTCATAACTTCCCCGGCTTTATCGCCGTACTTGGAAACCATGATTTCAGTTGCCTTGTTGAGATTTTCCTGTTCGCTTCGTGACTCATCGAACTTAGTGATGTGAGATTTGACCAAAGCCTCTAGCTGATCCTCTGTAAAAGAGGGCGCACCCGGACTGGTATCGTCGGAGTTCATCTGCTGTTGAGCACTGTTAGTCGGATTTTGTCCAGCACTTTGGTTTTTGCGGACAAGCTCTAATAGCTCTTCTACTTTATCGTTCTTTGAAATGTCTTCACGCATCTCTGCGATCTGTCGTTCCAAAGCCGAGATGTGCTTGTCACTCTCTAGTTTACCTTTGGCGAGAGCTTCTGCATCATTGAATTTCTTACCTTCTCCAACCAACAGGTCGAGGGGAGAGGTGTTGTCGTCGCTCTCATCGGAGCCACTAAATAGATCATTTGGCATGGGTCGTCCTTTATTTTATCTTGATGGTCTCAAGAATTTCATCTAGGGCACGGTTGTACCCATTGGTGTCTGCTTGAAGGTGAGACCAGTTCTCTACATTGTAGTCGGTAAAGCTGGTGGTGTTCCTTCGTTTTTGTTGGATTAGTTTCGCCAACCGGTCAAGGGCACGTTGTGCGAGAGCTAGGTCTTGTTTGATCTTTTCCCTTTGCTCGTCGCCCTCTGCACCTCTGAACCAAATCTCTTTTACTCGCATTGTCTCTAAACCCTAGCCCTACGTACGGGAGTTCGTTTAGTTGGCGTTCTCTTCTTTGGTGCCGGTGCTCGCTGTTGTTCTCGCTTCTGTTGCTCTAACTCAAGCTCTAGTTCAAGAACAGTGGTCTCTCGGCGGGCATCCCGACTTAGTTTAGGATCACTTTTCTTAGCCATGTTCGGGTTTCCTTAGCACTGTTCATCTCGGATACGGTTCTGTACTTCTATGTCTACCACTAAGTCGATGTCGTTCTCGAAAAGATAACGTGCAACTTCTTCAGTAGACGCACCAAGTTCTTTGGTATTCAAACAAAAATCACTTACGGTTTTTCCGCACCCTACTAAGCCAAGAGTTAAGAAGGTCATCGCGATCCATAGTTTCCACTTCTTCGCGTATTTCATTTCCTTCCTCCACCCTTTTAATTGTCTCTTTGAGATTTTTCTTTTGACGGTTGGAACTCCCCCACCGGTACGATACAAAAACAACGACCAGTATCAGGAGGGTTACACCACCGCCAATAAGAAGATTACTCGACAACTTCCGGGTCCGCTTCTTTATTCGGGATCAGCCAGACAAGACCGGCGGTTACGATGCTGCTGACAGCCGCGATCATTCCATCGCCTGCCCAAGAAACATCAAGACCGAACTCACCAACCAGACCCACGACAGCACCCAAAAGCGCCACCACAAATTTGTTTACACTGGTGTTCATATCTTAGACTCCTTCGTCTATAGCAGCCAACTGCTGCTCTTCAGTTTGGATTTGACTCTCCGCGATGATACGCTGTGTATCGGTCTGTTCGAACACAGACACGTTGTCGCTGAAGAGGTTCTCTTCCCCGAGTTCTTGTGCCAACAACTTAGCGAACAGTTTGCCGCTGAAGTGTACACCGACTGAGGGGTCTGCTAGTTTGAGTTGCCAAAGCTGCTGAAGGTTTTGTAGTCGTAGTGCCCTCTCAGCGAAGTGTCTGGAACCCATCGGGACAACCTTACCGTTACCGGTGATATCCTCCCGATCGTGACTGGGAAAC